TACGGCGGCCGCTCGTAGTCAACAACGGAGGGATCCGCTTTACGTCGGAGCCAACAGACCTAGTCTTCCCTGCAGGTACAGATTTTTCCATGACAGACGAAAGTCCTTTTATTGGGTTTGATGAAATCATCGACTATCTGATTGTTGAGAGACTAAATTTCGCCCGGATCCCTATAAATAACGCGATCCAGAAAGCGCTCCCGGATACTGACCAAATTGATCTAAATGATGTATTGCTAGCATCTATGCCGGTGTTGGTTGCCCCCCAGACAATAATAGATGCAGACACAGGTGAGGAAGCAACTGCTCCAAATAGTCCCGCGGCTATTCGACAGGCCGCACGGATAGTCTTCGCAAATACTCCCACAGTATTTATAGTAGCCAAGCCAACCTCCCCTCCAAGCTCTGTGCATCTCACTCGCGCGTATTCGATGTGGTATTATGATGGTTCAACTGGTACGGTAGAATACGACCACAGCGAGGCTCAAGTCACCACGATCGGAAAGGCTGTTATAGGCGCCGGCGACGCTGTAAAATTGCTAGATAGTTTTTATGTTAAGACAGAAGTTGGCGACCAGCTTGCTGGCGTCAGAGCAGCCCTCAACAATCTTCCATTAGATAAAGCCGCGGCAGTCGCAGAACAGCAACGCCAACAGGTGCTGGAACAAACCTCCGGGCTTCCAACTCTCGGAGACAAATACGAAATCCGCGGCGCTGGAAGGAGTGGCACTCCAACACACCCGATGGACGCTATCCAAGACCTCCGTGATATATCTGATGTTATTTATGCGCCCGAGGTTGTGAATCCAACAGGTACCTCGTATCGGAACCTATCATGGGTACTGCAAAATCCCGAGGTCTATATTCCAGAAGCCTACGCTAGCGCCATTGATGTGCTAGAAACTAAAGAGAACGGGCTCCGATCTTTGATTGCAGGTATCTTAGATTTCGATGCCGGAGCTGCAACCCTAAACTATACAAGATATATCCTCGGCGAATCCCAAGGATTAGAGGTAGCGAGCCTCGCGCGCCTGTCGCGCCACGACATGTTAAACTACATAATAGATGAGTTGTATGATATTATAGACAATGCATACTCAACATTGACCGCACAATCACTGGACGAGCTTCCCGAACTAGTTAGAGGTCTTCTTAGAGACGATATCGGGATAGAATGGTAAGGCTAGGGAATAAATAATGGCAATCTTAACACGACTACAAATATACCGCGCTCTGCTGGACACCACGAATCCGACAAATATTTATATGGTGTTTCAGATCCCCCCCAATGTTTTTGAGCACAACCGTCCCCGGTACGAAGACTCCGAGGACACACACTACGAGTTTGCCGTTGCCTCAGCAGCCTGGGAGGCAGAAGGAGAATTTTTGTCCGCATACTCCCCCGACAACTTGTGGTGGCGAACGAAACGGCTGGGCCCCAATAACTTTTGGGCGCGTATCGGGAGCGATATAGCGAGCATCGGTGATGCAACCTCAACCAAACGTGGAGCATGGTACGTTCAATTCCATGATATAAAGAGATTAATAAACGAGCAATTTTTGGGAGGATCTCCGGACGCCGCAAACCCGGGTCCCTGGCTAGAAGATCCCACATATCTTACTCCGGACATGTATACTTATATGGACATGGATGGAGACGGATATTCAGATGATATCCTTTATTCTGGACCTGAGCGTGCCGGAAACTCGCAGTCAGTAAAAAGTTTAATTCAAGATGAGCTGCAGCGCCTCCGCAGCACAGTTTACGCCCCGAACGATCGCAGTGCCGCCAAACGACAGCAGTATTTTGATATGGCTTGGGCGAACACGATCGCGCGCGCACGCAAGCTTGGACCACTCACCCCTATAGCAATGCGGACCGAGCAGACTTTCTTAAATCTTCAGCGCAAGCTCAACACCCGGCCGCCGCCGAAAAAGTTTACCCTCAATGACAGCGAGGACACTTACGAGAACCGAGTCAAGTATGTAGGTACCCGTTTTATGGTACGCCTCTATGCGATGCACAATGCGCTATATGGATCCCAGCTGAGACCATTCAGCAATGATTTGACAATAGTCAGGTCTGATCTTACCACGGTCCAGCAGGTTATATCCAACGTGCGGGCAGCACTAGATGTTATAGCAGCAGATCAGCAAACCTGGCTTAATGATGAGCCAGCCCGCGATGCCCTCCGCAGCTCCGTCCAAGAGAACCTCACAGCAGATAAGCTAGAAGACACCGGATTTACAGTCCAACAACTCACTTCCAACGATATAGCATCAATGTCTCAAAATGAAGCGTACAAGGAATTGTTTTCGACCACCTTCAATCAAGGGCTTTTAACTGCTGTTCCTATGGTCCAGAATCTATATTTGACAACCCGGTATTTCCCCGATTTAGATGATGTATTTTTGGGACCAAAGAGAGAAGTAATAAATCTTCTGATACAAACAATTAACGGTGACACCGGCTTCCCCGACGAGCCAGACTTGTCACGCCCCGCATCAGCCGCCGCCATTGCCAACGCCAACGGTATGTCACCAGAGGACTTTGGGCTAAATGCAGGAAAGTTTATACTGAAGATGCTAATCCAAACTCCAATTAGTATTCTAAAGGGACTAACTGAGCTGATAGATCCTCACGTGGCTATCACCAAGGTCATCAAAATTGCCACATCTCAAGGTTTTGCTGCTGGAGCGGAGGCATTGGAAAAGGCTGCCACAGAATTAAATACAGCCCTGGAGGAAGCAGAGATAGTTGAAGAAGGTACCACCACTGGCAAGGATCTTATGACCCTAATCCTCTGCCTAGTTGATGCCTCCTTCGACGGCATTGACTCCGGCATCGCATCTGCATGGCCCGAAGGAATGCCAATGCCGGGGAACTTCCTCCCGGATGTTTCCATGAAAGGTGTTGACTTTACGGGGACAGTCTCGGGAATGTTGATGGTACCACCATCACCTCTAGGGTTAGTTTATTTACTCCTAGAACTAGTTAAGAGTGCAATTGATGGTATCGATGTGAATGTTGATGGCGCTGCCGCCACAAATGCCGAGGAAAATGCATGCTAATTATCGGAGATAAGCTATGAGTTCTGGACTATCAGTAAAACTACCCCTAACAATTAGTGATACCTTCGGTGCATATGGGTTAAATACTACGTTTGAAGAGTTAGCCAAGCAAAACCTGAAGATGTTAGTATTGACAAACCCAGGCGAGAGGATGATGAACCCAACCTTCGGTGTTGGTATACAGAGTTTTACATTCGAGCCAAACACCAGTAATACATATGGCGATGTCACCACAGCCATAAAACAACAAGCAGAGAAATTTCTACCATATATCAGTATCGATAACATTCAATTTAGAAGCCCCGAGAATAATCCATCTCTTTTTCCTAATACCATAAATGTGGTAATTAGTTTTACAATTGTGCCCCTCCGGAAGTCTTCGACCCTGCAAATACAGACCAACCGACCTATTTAGTGAGATAAAAGATGTCTAAAAAGCTCCAATCTATAAATTATACTAGTCGCGACTTTGAATCAATTCGTCGTGATCTGGAAAACTACGCCAAAACTTACTATTCTGACACATATAAAGATTTCAATGAAGCCTCCTTCGGATCGTTGATGCTGGACACCGTAGCATATGTGGGAGATATTCTTTCATTTTACCTAGATTATCAAGCAAATGAAAGCTTCTTAGATACTGCCATTGAATATGATAACGTAATTCGCCTTGCAAAGCAGATGGGGTTCAAGCTTAATACAAGCCCTTCTTCTTACGGAATACTAACTTTTTATATTCAAATCCCGGCTGACAGCACCGGTCCGAATTTGAGCTATGCGCCTGTATTACAAGCCGGCTCAATCTTTTCCTCCACAGGCGGCGGACAGTATACACTTCTAGATGACGTTGATTTTTCCCGGCCGACGAACCAAGTGGTAGTCGGCACCGTCGACAGCACATCAGGGTCCCCAACCAATTATGTAATCCGCGCACAAGGGAGAGCAGTCTCTGGTCGCGCAGGCTTTCAAGAAGTGGAGATCGGATCCTTTGAAAGATTCCGTACCGTCGACCTGGGGGTGACAAACGTCTCTGAGATTATTTCTGTTGTCGACTCTGAGGGGCACGAATATGTAGAAGTCGACCACTTATCACAGAATGTAATCTACAAGGCTGTCCGCAACAACGATACATCAACGAATAACGCGGTACAAAACATTCTTAAAGCTGTTCCTGTCGCCCGCCGATTCGTGGTGAATGCCGAAAGAGATAGAACCTTCCTGCAATTTGGCTATGGGTCAGACTCAGAACTGCTCACTAACTCAATTGTTAACCCTTCAAGCCTTATATTAGATCTTAATGGCAGAACCTACATAACAGATCCAGATTTTGATCCCACTAAATTAATTAGTACAGACAAATTTGGTATCGCTCCGTCTAACACGGCTCTGCGCATCGGCTACCGCGTCAATACTAGTACTGATGTAAATGCTGCTGTTAATACTATTATTCGCACAGATAGACCAATCATGAGATTCACATCACAGGGCGCCCTATCTGCTGGATTGCGAAGCAATGTGCAAGCATCACTAGAAGTAGTAAATGAAGAGCCCTTTGTCGGGAGTGTTACACTACCCACCTCTGAAGAAATTAAAGAAAGGGTCTTCGGATACTACGCCACCCAAAACCGTGCTGTCACAGCTCAGGATTATGTTTCTATAGCTTATGGCATGCCTACGAAGTTTGGCGCTGTAAAGCGCGCCGCCCTGGTAAATGACTTTGACGAGTTTAAGAGAAACTTAAACCTCTATGTTATATCCGAGAACACAAGTGGAAAACTAATAGCCGCGAACTCTACTCTCAAAAACAACTTACGAAGTTGGCTCTTACAATATAAGATGGTTAATGATACAATTGATATCTTGGATGCCGCTATCGTTAATTTCTCACTAGTATACACAATTATGGCAGATACCAATACTAACAGGTTTACTGTAATGAGCCGCGCGAACGCAGCGCTACGACAGTTTATACTAGAACATCAGTATGATATCGGCGAATCGATTCAACTCACAGATTTTTATAAGGTCCTTCAAAAAGTCAAGGGCGTCGTCGATGTAATTGATCTTCAAATTGAAAACCAGTCTGGCGCGCAATATTCAGACGTAAGTTACAATATGTCAGCCAATCTTACCCCAGACGGACGACGAGTAGAAGCCAGAAACAATATAGTTTTCGAACTTAAGTTTCCAAATGTCGATATTAAGGGATCCATAAGATAATGGCAATACTTAGATATACGGCAAGTGCCGATACCACCATCACAAACGCTTATGAAGCCGGCTTGGTCACACGCGGCACTGGATCCAACATGGGCTATGCCGACTCTCTAGAAGTCTTCTCAATATATGGACAGGATTCAGGCTCGGCTGGACAGTCTCAAGAGCTATCTCGGATCCTAATCCAGTTTCCGATTGATACAATTAAAGCCAACCGCACGGCTGGTAAGATACCTGCTTCTGGAAGTGTCTCATTTTATCTTAAAATGTTCAACGCAGAAACTCCATGGACATTGCCACAAGACTTTAACTTGGTTGTGGCGCCGGTGTCTGCCGCATGGTCGGAAGGTGCAGGACTTGATATGGACAACTATCAGGACCTAGGAGAAGCCAACTGGGGTCTGCGCCAAGCCGGAACAAGTTGGACAAACGACGGCGGCGACTATCACACAGGGTCGAACTATAATATCTCGTTCCCATGGGGCTACGAAGACTTACAGCATGATGTCTCTCACATTGTGGAAGAGTGGATTACATACCTTGATACACCTGCAGGCGATGGTGTAATAAAGAGTAATGGTTTTGGTATTAGACTCACAGCTAGTCAGGAAGCGTACGCCCTAGCAGATGGAGCCAATGGTACAATCCAGAACCTCGACGGCGCCACACAATCTTATTACACAAAGAAGTTCTTTGCACGATCCACAGAGTATTTCTTCAAGCGCCCGGTTCTTGAAGCCCGCTGGGATGGCAGAACAACTGACGATAGAGAGAACTTCTTCTATTCTAGTTCTCTGGCCCCAGCCGCCGACAACTTAAACACCCTTGTTTTTTATAACTACATCCGCGGACGCCTGGTCAATATTCCAGCAGCCGGCGCCGGGAGCCTATTGGTATCATTCTATTCCAGTTCGAACGGATTGCCAACTGGATCAAAGCTAGCTCTCCCAGTAGGCGGTGACGTCGCCTCAGCCGGCGATCTGAACGCTACAGCGAGTTATACGAGCGCTGGGCTATACTCGGTCAGTCTCGCCCTTACGGCGGCTGCTACGCCGGCTCCTGCGATCCACGACGTATGGCATCTAGATGGCGTCCAGTTCTTTACGGGATCCTTTTATCCTGAACTGGTTCCGACATACGATAGTGCCCCAACGTTTGACCGTATAACTTCCTGCAAGAATCTTAAGAAATCTTATTCTCCGCAGGACACGGCTCGCTTTAGGTTCTTTGTACGAAGCAAGAACTGGAGCCCAACCATCTACACGGTCGCAACTGCTAATAACCCAACTGAGATTATTACCAGTGCGTCATTTAGCATTGCCCGAGTAACAGACAATTATACAGCTATCCCCTACGGAACAGGGTCGAATTATAGCACATACCTCTCTTATGACAAGGAAGGCAACTACTTTGATCTTGATATGGGACTATTAGAGGCAGGATACATGTATGAAATTAGGTTATCATATTACAATGATAGCATTGGAGACTGGCAAGAACAATCACAAGGGTTCAAATTCCGAGTTGAAGAATAATTAGAGTATGAGCATTAAGAAATATTTCGAAGTTGCCGAAAATATACAATCTCTCGCAAACAAGTCTGCTGCCGACATAGGATCACAGATAGAATCTGTTGGGTATCACGAGCAAGATATCATTGAAGAAGAGAGATTCATACCTCGTATCGATTTTTCCAAGCCGGAAAACTTCGCACGGTATGGCTCGGCCGAAGAGTATTATGCTCAATCCATAAAACGAATCTATAGGACTTATCCTTACGATGGATCTTTACAAGAACGTCTTAAGTGGAGGAATGCTTCTACATATCTCGACCTCTATGTTGTTGATGAAAAGTATCCGCGCACGACAGGTTATGTTATTATGTCTGCTAACGGCGCTGCAACAGACAGTGTTGTTGATGGTTATGGGCGCCCCACTGTACCAGAATACATTTATGTAAAGGGCGGACCAAACCCACACCCAGTTACTCCAACTCCATATTCCCAGCAGTTTACAGGCTCGAATTACTATCAGCCCTCAATGAACCGCGGCTCTAACCTTGAGCTAAACATGGCCACCCAAGGTGCAACCTTGGAGTTTTGGCTAAAGAAAGACGGCTTCCTGGCTCCTGATATAACAAGCCGAGAAGTTGTTTTTGACCTGTGGAATGGGGAATTGTCCTCCTCTGACAGTTACGCGCGCCTAAGACTTGAGTTGTCAGGTAACCTCACAGACGGATCTGACCCCTTCATGCTCACCGCCATATCGGGTACATCAGGCATTTACCGACAACCGATCGCCTCCACTCTGATAACAAGCGCCTCGGTGGCGGACGGCAATTGGCATCACTATGCTGTGACTGTAAAGTCTGCATCCGCTGGGATAACCACACGTTTTTATGT